ATGGAGTCAAGCCCTTCATCCAGACCGTGAAATGCCTAAGGGGTGTCCTACGGTCATACTTAATCCTAATGGAGGTAAAGGTAAGAGGATAGGTCCACATGGCTTGGATAGTTATGGGTATAGGATAGGTAGGAAGAAACCAGAGATACATGATTGGATAACCTTTAACAATGGTATGCTTATCAGATGTGAGGAGGATGTATTGATTAATGAAGGGACTCTTAAATTACTAAGTAAAGAGAGAGGTGACTTATGAAACCCGGTATGCAAGAGAAAGGTAAGAGGATAATAGGTACAAGAGAAGAGTGGGAGTATCTTGCCGGTATCTATGAGAAGCAGTTGATTGAGAGTAAGGAAGAGATATCAAGACTCAAACAACGTATCAACACTTTGGAGCAGAAACCATCATGATAACAAAGGTAGATGTAACAATTGCAGAACTAAAGATGGCAGTAGCTTATGCTCAGATACATGGACAGGGATTAGATAAGTTCGTTACTCTTCATATTGATAAGACCCCTATAATAGATACTATTGGAGTGTCTAAGACTTGGAATAGTGATGTTACATGGTTAGGAGAAGATGATAATGTTAGATAAACATGAATTAGGAAAAGCTTTATATAACTTATACATGGCTATGGAAAAAGATGTTGCTGGTAACTATTATATCAGTGCAAATAGTAATGAGGGTGTAGTAGAAAAGGCAAGATCAATAATTGAGACGTATAATGAAGAGATAGGATACGATAATGGCTAAGATTATATGGTCTGAAGGATTAGATCTAGAACAACGACTGGCCTACTATATTGCAGAGATGGAGTATAGAGGTGTCCCCTTTGACTTAAAGAAAGCTCATAGGCAAGTAAGTAAGCTGGAAGGAGTAATGGATCGACTCTATCTAAAGATTAGACCATACCTTAAGTTCTATGTTAACTCTTTAGAGTCTGTATATAGAGACCCTACCAGAATGGTTAAGGTAGATGGTTGGCCTGATCAAGTATTAGAGAAAGGTAGTTATCAGTATGTAAAGAAGGTACGATTAAAGAATGGAGAATGGACAGCATCTGTCTTATCCTTTGAGTACCCTGACTTAGTTGCTGGACCTTTCACTCGTATAGAGATAGTCGAGCCTTCGTTGAATAAGAGATTAAAGCTTATAGAACAACTACTTGGGATGGGTTGGAAGCCTAAACAGTTTACTGAGAAGAAAAGACCTCAATTAACTATCAAAGGTATTCCAGTTCCTACCCTTAAGAAGTTAGGTCCATTTGGTGATGCCTTGAGTAATTGGTATGTATGTTCTCATAGGCTTGGACAGATAAATGGATTCATAGATAAGCTGAGAGATGATGGTCGATTGACACCCGGCTGTAACCCATGTGGTACTAATACTCTACGTGCCAAGCATCACACAATAGCTAATCTTCCTAGAGCTACCTCGTTCTGGGGTAAGAGTATGAGAGCTTTGATGACTGTTGATGATGGGTATAAGATGGTTGGTGCTGATCTGGCAGGTCTAGAGCTACGTTGTCTAGCTCATAGGATGAAAGATAAGCATTATATAGACTTAGTGTTGAATGGTGATGTTCATACTTATAATATGGAGAAGGCTGGATTAGATAACAGAGATCAAGCTAAGACCTTTATATATGCTTTCTTATATGGTGCTGGTGACGGAAAGATTGGTGATATTATAGGAGGTACAGCTAAGGATGGTAAGGAAATTAAAGCTTCCTTCTTAGCAGGTTTACCTTCACTGTCCAAGCTCATAGTGAAAGTACAAGAGTTCTCTGAGAATAATGGTTGGCTACCTACACTGGATCATCGTAGAGTCTTTCTTAGAACTTATGATGGAAGAGTTGCTATACATACTGCACTCAATCTTATGCTTCAATGTGATGGAGCTATTATAGCTAAGCGTAGTTTAGTTCTTGCTGAAGAAGAGATTCTAAGAAGACAGCTACAAGCTTACTTGATGATCTACTATCACGATGAGTTTCAATACATGGTTAAGGAGGGAATAGAGTACGAGATTGGAGAGTTACTAGTCAGCTCGATGGAGTTAGCTGGTAGACTTTATAAGATGAGATTACCAATTACAGGTGACTATAAGATTGGAAACAATTGGAGACATACACACTAATGGAGATTACAGTTAATGGTTATGAGGAAGGCTATAAGGCTGGCATTAAACGTGGAATGGTTATAAGTAGACCTAAAGGGTCTAAACCAGCTAATGGACCAGACGCTATAGAGTGGAACGCTCAATATGCTATCTATTTTGAATTAAAGAGAGAATTGGAGGGATTATCAAGTGATTAAGAAGTTAATATTGATAGCAGTCTTTGGACTGTTAGTTATATTTGGAGTTAAACAGACTCAAGCTGAATGGGTCCTCCCAGAACGGGAGATTGTAGAGTGTAAAGGAGGTGCTGGTAGTGCTATCTATAGTGTAGGGCCAGTTTGTTATAAGCCCTTTTGTGACATAGCAACTGATCCAAGTGTGGGTTGTGTGTTTGATGATATTAAAGTATGGAAAGACGAGAATGAAGTACCTATACCTGATCCTATACCTGATCCTATACCTGACCCTACACCTGATCCTGTTCCTGTACCTGATCCTGATCCTGTAGATCTTAATCTTATAGATATGCTGGTAGATGGCCCTATTAGGTTAAAGGTAGGTAATAATATATGTGTCTTGACATGTGTGGAGATATCAGGTGAGTAAGTATTTAACCTTTATAACTTTAGTACTATTCATGATGATTGCTTTTTGGTTAGGTAGTTTCTCAGTAAGGTACTATCAAGAAGATCTACTATTGATTATTGAGAGACAAAAGATGCTTCTGGATATAGACAGACCTTATATTGAAGAGGTTGATGATGGATAAGAATGGGATACTATGCTTTATACTCTTCTTACTTATGCTAAGTGCTTTCGGAATAGGCTTTATGGCTGGAGTAGCTCGGGGAGCTAAGGATATAAGAGAGGGTTATAGGAGTGAACTCTTACTTGACAAGCCTAAGATAGATGACAATAACCTTTGGATACTACCTTTAGAAGTAGAGAAGTATAACGATACAACAATGGAGATGTAATATGAACGGAAAGAAAGCTAAGAAGCTAAGAAGAGATGCTAAGAGGATAGCAGACCAAGAGTTAGGTTATGTAGGTGCTAAGGTACCTGCTAGTCCTAAGACTATTCGACGTAGGATGGAAGCTATGAGGCAAGGCTTGATTGAAGATACTAGTAGTATAGGTGCTCCTTCAATCATACTTAAGTTAGACCCTTTATGTACTAGGGCTACTTATCAACTATTAAAGGAGAACTAAATGCAAAATAGAACATATATTAATATTGAGAAGTTTGAAGCTAACGACTACTTGATAAGAGTATACTTTATAAATGATGATGTAATGATGGAGTTATATCTTATAGATGAAGATACTGCTAAGTTAGTATTAGGCTCATTACTTGCTGAACCTGTTTACTCTTTAGACTTTCTAGAAGGTCTAGGATTCGAGAAGCAGCTATGAGTTCTAAGTACTTCTTAGCTGATAAGTTAAAACATCTTACCCAGCTTTGGGAAATACAAGAGGAGGCTAGTGAACAGATAATAAAGGTAGCTGATCAAATAGAGAAGGACTTTCAATTCCTAGCTGATAGGTTAGGGATATTAGAGAAACTATTGATTGATAATATGGTAGTTAATGTAAAACTAGACGGGGCAAGTAGTGCGGAGGATGATAAAGATAAGTGACTGAAAGATAAGGGTTTGTTATAATAATGAGCCCTTAAACTTGACAAAGTAACGATTATGTGTTATAATAGGGACTATTAAGATTATGGAGATAGACAACAACACAGAAGCTTTCAGAACTATTAGAGATCTAATGGAGGAAGCTTCTAAAAGAGATGAATTGTTATCTGACTTAATTAACTCTTGCGACTTAGAAGATGACGAAGAGTACCAAGAAGAGTCAGAGAATGATCTATATGGGAATAGGTGGGAGTGATGCCTATATTTACTAATTACTTTAATCCAAGTAGTACTGGTACTGATTCACTTATGACGACAGCTACCTCTGAATGGATTACGATGAATAATGCCTATCAAGGGGCTTTTAATATGAATATAGAAGTAGGAGTAACAGAGGAAGTACTTGAAGAGAAGAAACCTGATAAGAATGTTGAAGAGATGTTCTTATCACAATTTAACAATAACAAGGAGATATAAATGCCAATAGTAAAAGGTGAAGCTATGTGGGCAAGCGTTCAAGCCCCAAATACTCAGTTCACGCCGTGCTGGTGCATAGACGTAATAGTAACTGAGAAACAAGCTACCGCCATTATGAAGGAGTCAGTAGGCACTAACAGAAAGGCACCTACAGCAGGTATCAAGATCAAGAAGAACAAAGACGGCCAGTACATCTTTAAGATTAAAAGGGATGTTGCTAAGGCTGATGGTTCTGGAGAGAATGAGCCACCTGTAGTTCGTGATAACCGTAACCGAGACTTTGAAGGTCTAGTAGGTAATGGGTCGATTGTTAATGCACAATATGGCTTCTTCCCTTGGAACAATAAGTTCGGTAATGGAGTAGGTGCTGACTTCAAAGGTGTACAGGTATTAGACCTAGTAGCCTATGGAGAAGCTGATGGTGATGGGTTTGAAGCTGCTGAGGGTGAGTTAGTTGAAGAGACTAAACCAGCAGTACAGGAAGAGTTTGACGAAGACGACTTCTAAAGGAACTTAACAGGACAAGGATGTCCTATAATAAAGGAATATAATGATTAGAGAAACACAAGATTACACATTACAATGTGGACCAAGTAGGGAAGATAAGCAAGCATGTTACCAGATAGTCAATAAGCAGTATGGTGTTATTGAAGTAGAGACAAGCATCCTACCTCAAGCCATCAAGTACATTATGGACTTACAAGCTGGACTTGATATGACGGATGAAGCCTTGAGGGGTGATAATGTTAACCTATCAAATGTAACACCTATATCTGACAAACTTAACTAAGGAGAGACTATGAGTTGTTGTAGCAATAAAGAAGAAGAGAAGTACTTTACATCATCTATCCTAGTAGAGGCTGAGAATATTAAACATGTACCAAGAGTCTTGGAAGAATACATAGACCTAATATCTTCCCACTTTAAAGAGGAAGGTAAAGATCTTGATAATCTACTTATTGATCTTAGATTCGAGGCTAAGGATATTAAGAGTCCTAGTGATAATCTAGCCCTTACTTCAGCGTTTTGGGTAGCGCATGCCATCGGTGAGATCTAATGAAGACTTTACTTATTGACGGAGATGAGTGGGCCTATAAAGCCGCTCACTCTGGTCAATGTAGGTGGTACAAAGCAATGGAGGGAGATCGAGAGATCTTTAGAGGTAAGAGAAGACAAGAAGTAATCCAACACATAGGTAACCGTGATTGGGAACTTGAAGATGAGCTGGAGGATCTAGGTGCAAAGCCAGCTTATGCTCGATTGAGGGAATGGATAGAAGATATAGTTAAAGATATAGAAGAAGGGACGGGAGGATCAACTCAGTTAAAGGTCTACCTTACCGGTAAGTCTAACTTTAGATATAACTTAGCAACTATCCTCCCCTATAAGGGTAATAGAGATCCGGGAATGAAACCTATATATCTTCAAGAGATCAGAGATTACCTTACTTCAGAGTATGGAGCTACCTTCATAGATTACTTGGAGGCTGATGATATGATGTCGGCTAACCAGTCTGATGATACTATAATAGTTACTCAGGATAAAGACCTTAACATGGTTCCGGGACTAAGATATAATACATCACAAAGTAAGCTACTACTACTAGAAGAGCCATATTGTACTCGCTTCCATTATACTCAGATATTAACTGGAGATTCAACTGATAACATACCGGGCCTATCCTTTGTAGGAGAGAAAACAGCCTTGAATATGTTAGAAGGGATGGATACTCCAGAGGCTATGTACCAAACAGTCTTACTAGAGTATAATAAGAGAATGGTAGATGGTAAGCACTATATCACCAAAGGCAAGAAGAAGGGTGAGATTCTATGGGAAACCGAGAAGACCCCTGCACAAGCTGTATGGGAAGTAGCTAACTTACTATGGATGAGAAGGGAATTATATGAAGAAGCGTACTGGGAAGCCCCCTCGGACCAAGAAGGGAAAGAGCGACTATCTAAAGCAGCTGAAGAAACACAAGTGGACCCAGTGGAAAGCAAGTCGGTTGCGAAGCGGTTGGCTATCCAGAAGCAAGAAGTTAGGGATGGACCCTAATACAGTACCTACAAGGGTAGAGATTCAAGACTGGCTGGAGGGTCAGTTACCTTTACCCTTTAAGTGCTACTTGACTGGGGATGATATAATCAAAAGCTTAATAGAAGCTGATCATAAGATACCAGTAAGCAGAGAAGGTACATTCGAGCTAGATAACATAGGACTAACATCTAAACAGATCAATGCAGCTAAGGGTAATATGACTGAGAAAGAGTTCAGACAGTTACTAGGCTTTATAGGTAAGTGGGAAGATGAAGGAAGAAGTGTTCTAGCTCGATTGAGGACTAGTAATTTAATGTATAGAAGAGGATAATTATGGAAGATAACAATATAGTATCATTAGTAGATAGCAGTGAAGAGAAAGAAGAGGCAAGTTATATAAAGGTATACTTTACCGACACAACTAACGAAATAATCCCATGTGACTACTTTGGAGGTATGGATGGATTGGATAACTTTATAGCTGTCTTTACTAGCTCAGCAGATGAAATGCCTACTTCTTTCTTTAATACTAGACTAGTCAAGAGCATAAAGGTATTGAAGGAGAGTGATACATTCTTAGCTACTGGTGGTATTCGTATGGAGACTAAGTTATGAAGTGGAATGAATCAGATATGCTTAGATACCTAGAAGATATGATAGACGCTTCTCAGTTGGTTAAAGATAACCCCGGATATGAAGATTACTGGTTAGACTTTATAGGTAAACAAGCTATCTTTAATGAAGTTAAGGGGAGATATAAAGATGATTGATGTAAAGGTAATTAAAGACTCTATTAACCTTGATAGCGATAGGTTAACTACCTTAGCTTGTACTTATCCTAGATATATCCATAGTGAGCTTATGACTCATAGGGTGTTTAGTAGAAATGCAAGTTCGAGTAGAGCTATACCTATTGATAAGATGATCGAAGAGGCTGAAACTAATATGGTAGATCCTATGTTCATGTATAATCAGAGGGGTATGGCTGCTAGTAAGAGTCTGGTAGGTAGAGATCTATTAGAAGCTAGAAGAGAGTGGGAGATAGCTAGAGATTCAGCAGTTGAAAGTGCTAGTTATCTAGCAGGTATTAATGTTCATAAGCAGATAGTTAACCGATTGCTAGAACCATTTATACATATTACTACTCTAATCACAGCTACTGAGTGGGATAACTTCTTTAACCTAAGGATATCTGACTTTGCTCAACAAGAGATTAACCACTTAGCAATCATGATGAGAGAAGCTATGAGGGTTAGTAAGCCTAATGTATTGGTTAAGTATGAGTGGCATCTACCTTTCGTTCAACCGACTGATATGCTACACTTTGACTCTAAGACAGTTAAGAAGCTATCAGTGGCCCGTTGTGCTAGGGTAAGCTATCTTAATCATGATAACACTACGCCTAACCGTGACTCTGATGTAGCCCTTCATGATATGTTAAAGGAAAGAAGACATGCCAGTCCTTTTGAGCATGTAGCTACACCTAAACCTGATTGGCACGCTAACTTCTTTGGCTGGAGACAGTATAGGAGTGAGTTAAATGTTTAAAGTATTACTACTATCAACCTTTCTGCTATCTGGCTGTGTTAGTCTGGATAAGTACTGCAGTTCAGTCAAGGACTCCTTTGAGAGAAGGGCATTGATTACTGGTGCAACTATCTATTCTAGAACCGACGTAGATATGTGTAGAGAGCATTACCCTAAAGATTGGACTGACTTGAATTATGACTATAAATACTACAAGCAATGAGCTGTTTGAAACTCAATTAGAGTATCTTAAAGAGATAAAGAAGATCATATTAAACCACAGGTTAGACCCATACTTTGACAGCGGTAATCGTAAGAGAGCCTACTTTGGATGGGAGTCTATTATTAGAAATCATCTTATAGAAGTTATAGATAGGACTGACTCTAAGGTTGAATTAACTAAGAGGATGATACTTTATAAGAGAGAAGTTAAACTACTACGAGAACGACTTGCCCTACTAGGTGGAGATGATTAATGGTTAAGAATAGTCAAGAGTATACATGGGAAGAGATATATGTGTCTTCTGAAGATGAGTTTGAAGCTGAGATGATAAAGTTAGAGGAGGATGGCTACAATCAGATCTCTCATCGTATCAGTACCCCCGGTCACGCTGCTATGGAGGAAGAGTGGGAGAGACACGTAGTTAACATAATACTGAAGGATTGAACTAAACAGAGGACAAGGATGTCCTAATATGACCCTATAAAGAAAAGAGAGATGATATGAATGTAGAGAAAGAAGGAAGCAAGTACGATAGAAGCCAGATTAACCCTCACATTAGGACTGGTCAGGTTATACCCGTTGAAGAGGTAGCTGATATAAATGAAGCTATAAGAGATTTCACTATGGAGACTGATTATAGTGTAGGTCATGCAGATGATAAGAGAGAGGCTGGTGGTATCAATGATATCTTGAATGAACGTGGAAGTAACTACGGAGCCTTCGAGAGTCATGCTGCTATATCTCAAAGAATGAAGTCTAGTCTTAAAGATGGAGAAGGCTGGGTTAACTGTTCAGTTAGTCAGAAAGAGACATTGGAGATGATATGTCATAAGATGGCTAGGATTGTTAATGGTGACCCTACTTACCTAGACAGCTGGGTAGATATCATTGGTTATACTCAACTAATAGTAGAACAACTGGAGGACTAATGAACTATGCAGTCTTAATTAAGATAGGCAAGTATCTGCTAGATGGTCTGTTCTTTAAGAAATCTAGAGAGACTAAGAGGTTGGATAGATACTCTCTAGCTATATTGCAAGGATTGATGGCTAATTCAGCACTTCATGATGTGAGTCAGACAGTATTATCTGGTTGGGCTATCGCTCAAGCTAAAGAGTTAATGGAGCAATTAGATGGGAAACGTAAGCCTTGATGGTCTAACAGATGAACAAATAGATCAATGGATAGAGGAATTGTTTAGGATTTATTGGGGAGAACAGAAGGATGATATTAGAGATGCCTTTAATTACATGGTCAGATCTAGACCTTCCTCCGATGAACCTGTGGAACTATCCTTGGAATGGAACTAATAATAGAGGAGAATATATGGATAACCCCTTTGATGTATTAAGGACACCTGAGTACAGTGAGTATATCTACAAGAGTAGGTACGCCCGTTGGATTGAGGATGAAGGGAGGAGAGAGGAGTGGGGAGAGACAGTTACACGTTACCTTAACTTCTTTATAGAGAGATTAGGAGGAGAATACTCAGAAGAAGACAGTAAGCTATATGCTAGACTATACGATGCTATCTCTAGTTTCAAGGTAATGCCGAGTATGCGTAGTTTAATGACAGCAGGCCCAGCCCTTGACAGAGATAATGTAGCTGGATATAACTGTGCAAGTATAGCTATTGATGATCCTAAAGCGTTTGATGAGATCATGTACGTACTGATGTGTGGTACAGGTATGGGCTTCTCTGTCGAGCGACAGTATGTCAGTAAGCTACCAGTTATAGCTGAAGAGTTCTATAAGACTGATACCGTCATCTATCCTAGAGATTCTAAGATTGGATGGGCAGCAGGTTATCGAGAGTTAGTTAGCCTGTTATACTCAGGTCAGATACCTAAGTGGGACTTGTCTAAGATAAGACCTGCTGGTGCCAAGCTTAAGACCTTTGGTGGTAGAGCTAGTGGCCCTCAACCCCTTGATGATCTCTTTAGGTTTACTGTAGCTATCTTTAAACAGGCAGCTGGTCGTAAGTTAACTAGCATAGAATGTCATGATATCGTATGTAAGGTAGCAGATATTGTTGTGGTTGGAGGAGTAAGAAGGAGTGCTCTAATTAGCCTTAGTAACCTATCAGACGATAGGATGCGGGTAGCTAAGTCAGGTCAATGGTGGGACACTAATGGTCAGAGAGCTCTAGCTAATAATAGTGTAGCTTACACTGAAAAGCCTGATGTTGATATCTTTATGAAAGAGATGT